CATTTTGACCATCATATCTTGCTCTCATTGCAAAGATAAGACCAGTTGGTGCGGTCATTGGCTGAACGCCAGCGACATCATATGCAACGACATTTGGCATTGCTCTACGAACAAGGCTAATGAGAATTGGATCGTAACCTTGAAGTGCTGAGTTTGCACCAGCAACTGATGTACTTGCAAAACCACCAGCATTCATTGCATTTGTTGGAGCTTCGGTTAAGAAACCAGCTTGCTCTCTGAGTGCTTTTCTTTGATTTTCAAGAAGAACTGCGGTTGTCTTCTTACGATAAACATCATCGATGTTGGGAAGATCTGGATGATCTATGACCGCATTCCATTTTTCTAAAAGTGTGTCGTAGGGTGTAACGCTATTAAAGTCCATTTATTTTCTCCTATACTTTTTTATTTATAATTTTTTATTTTTTAAGACTTCTTAACTTTGTAATTTGAGTTTTTAACTTGTTCTGAAATTGAACGGACGATATAATCCATATCACTTCCAGACTCTACAATTGGTTGGGTTGGTGATGAAACATGTTCATCAAGTTGAGAATTAAATTGTTCTGAACCATTGAAATATGATTCACGAAGTAATTTTACTTTTTCTCTATATTGGGCTACGGTTGAGAACTCAATACCTTCAGCGAGTGAGGCTAGTTTTTCAATTTCTGTATCAGCTAAACCAGATGATTCCTGAACGAATGCTTCGGCGCATTGATGAGCAATTAAAGTATTCTTGAGTTCAATGTTCTCATTAATTTGTGCATTGAGTTTTGATTCAAGTTCGCTGTTGGCTTCGAAGAGTTCATCAACGACGTTATATTTTTCATCTGGAACATCAATGAAGCTATTCTCAAAGAGATCCTTAAGACCGTGAATAAAGTTCTCAACAATTTCAGTCTTCATGCCTTGTTCAGCAGCAAGACGATTTTCATTGAGCCATTCTTCACAGACATAGGTGAGATACTTGTCAACACCTTCAGTGATTGTTTCAACTGAAGAAGCGACTTGCTCTTCTATAATCTTCTTTGAAGCTTCAATCATGGCTTGTTCCATTACTGAAACTTTTTCATTGACGGCTGCTTCAAAAATTGCAATGCATTTTTGTTTGAAGGATTCTGATAATTCTTCACCCTCAAAAAGAGCATTTGCAAAATCGGAGATATCAAGTTCTACGGATTCTTTTTGTTCTTCCATATCACTCTCATCTTCTTCACTATCTTGTTCTGGATACATTGCTGTACCTGATTTTGATTTCATTACCAACATACCAGAAATACCACCACCTGGTCTTAGTGATGCCATGTTTCTTTGTGCTGTTCCATCTGGAATAACTTCGGTCCCAGCATCTTGAGGTTCAAACCCAGTTTCAGTGCTTGTTCCTGCTCCATTTGCTGCGAAAACTGCTTTCTTTTGTTTCATATATTCTCCATTAAATTATTATATTATTATTTAGCAAAAATTATTTTTCCACTTATAATGAACGCATAAAATCTTTAAAAATTTTAGCAGCTGTTTCTTCTAATTTTTTGCTGCTTGCCTTTTTTAAAGCTTTATATTGTTGATTTACTTGACCTTCTGGCAAAAATTCATTGGCCCATACCCATTCTTTACCTTCTCTAAGAGCCATTACATAGGCATCCTGAGCTGATGGATCTGATACCAAGTCAACTGCAACAAGTTTAAAATCTGGCTGCACTTGGTTGTATCCATTCATTTTGACCAAAGAACCTAACCCTCTCGTAGAAACACCGAGTTTAACGCCTTCTTTGATTAAATTCTCAGCAATATTTCCCATTGGGGTAGATGATAAGATTTTTGCTTTTCCGTAAAAATCATTACCATTTCTTTCCAATTTAACTATTTTATGGGAAACTCTTGAAAGATCGATATCAGCGGTTGGTGGGTGATTTAACTCACCCAAAGCTCTATTTTCTTTAATGTAATTTTGGGTATATCGTGAAACCTCAGCATCCATATGTTCTGTAACGTACATACGGTTGTTTTTATTTGGTTTATTGCATTGAATCATTTTGCCTTCAATAAACCATGATTTTGCACCGTTATCTACACCTTCAGAGATTACGATATCTGAATCATTATTTTCTTTTATTAAAAGCATTTTTATTTCCTTTATTTGGTTTCTTCTTCTTCGTAGTCTTCTTCTTCAAAATCTTCTTCGAAATCTTCTTCCTCGTCTTCATCTGGATCACTCTCTTCTAATAAAATATTTGCAAGTTCTTCGATTTCAGATTCGGTGAGTTCTTCACCAATATCATTTTCTATTGATTCGACAAGTGCTTGCAATTCTTCGATAAAAGCATCTTCTTCAAGGAGATCATCCTCAGATTCTTCAATTGATTCTTTCATCGATTTAGCTTTCATTGATTTAGATTGCATTGATTTTTTGATTGCCTTATCTCTAGAACCTAGAAATTCTTGTTCTGATGTTTCAATCTTCTTATCACCATCGTAATCTTTAGCTGCCATTTTTTCAGTAAAGATTGTTGGTGCATAATTCTTTAATTTTTCTTCAAGAATAGTCCCTAGACGAATGTAAAGTTCGTTTTCGATAAGTTTCTTGGCATTTACAACATCTTCATTAATTAAATGTATCACTGCTTCGTTTAATGGTTTCATTTTTATATTCTCCGTATTTTTATTTATTTTTTTATGAAATTTGTCAAAAAGAAAATGAAATTATTTTCACTAGAAAGTAGTTTTTTTATAAAAGTTCTATCTTTTTTTGACAAATTTTGAATAATTTCTAATATATTTTTTGGTATAGAAACCTGTGTATGACCTTTAAATCTAACCATAAGAGCTTTATTTGATTTATTTCTAAGCTCTTTTTTCAAGGTTTCTTTATCATAAAAATAAACTTTCATTGCTGTTCTTCAGGTGGCATAGCTGCCTGTGCCTGCATCTGTTGCTCTAACTGCTTACGTCTTTCTACTTCTATTTCCTGATCTATTTGGGCTATTTCCTGATCTGTCATTTTAAGAATATTCTTACGAATATAATTTGTAGAATAGAATGTTCCTGTGAAATTTGCCATTACATTTAACATTTCTACCTTTTCACGAAGAATTTCATTTTCCTTCAGATCATTGAAATATGAGTCTCGGTTAAAATTAAAGATGATATCCTGTGATATTTTTTCCCAATCATTCTGGGTCAAAATACCTTTAAGAATGCATTGTTTCTTCAATAATTCCAAGAAAAGATTCGCAAATTTATGGCGCATTCTTTCTATGAATTTATAGAATTTAACCTCATCTCTAGTGATTTCTGAGGTTCTACCCATATTAAAACCAGTAGAAGTCTCAAGACGAGAGATCGGGACATTCAAGGCTCTATAGAGTTTTCTTTGAAGATATTCCACATCTTCCATTTGACCAAGATTTTGACCACCATCAAGAGTGGTTATTTCGGTACTACGGTTTCCTTCTTTTCTAGGAATCCAGTAATCTTCAAGCATCGAAAGATGGCTTCTATCGTCTTTAATCTCACCAGTTTTTTGATCATAGATTAATCTATTTCGATAACGATTCATGAGTTCTCTCATGTATTGTTCGGCCTTTTGTTTTGGCAAAGAACCAACATCTACATAAAATACTCTTCGTTCTGGTGCTCTAGACATTCTATAAATTACAACAGCATCCTCTATTTGTCTAAGCATGTTTAGAGGACGTATGGCTTTATGTAAATAACTAATTACTCTTTTGCTTGCGTGATCGACAAGACCAGAAGTAGCATAAGCAACAGAATCCACAGCTATCTTCATACCAATATTTGAGGTTGGTAAAATAGCATCTGGATCTATATCTGTATAAACATAATATTCATCAATTTTTTTAACAATTGGAGTCTGTACCCCATTAATTATTTGATTTTCTCTCTCCACTTTGCGTACTTTTCGCATCTTAAGTGGATCAATTGGTCTTAACTCCTGTATACCTTTTTCTGGTCGATTAATATCGATCATACAATGATAATAAAGACGACCATCTATATACCAGCGTCTAAAAATTTCATATCCATTACTTGAAAAATTTAATAATTTTAAGATGTTTTTATATTCTGTAAACATCTTGGATTTGATATTTTCAGATAAAGCTACTTGGTCTAGATTTAATTCTATACATTTTTTGGTATCATCAAAAACAATAGAATCATTTACTATATCTTCAATAGCCAAGTCAACTTCTGGGTATAAAGACATTGATCTGTACTGCTGAATAAGAGCATTTTCATCTCTATACTGAGCACCAAAATCAAATACAGTTGATAAGAAACCACCCGCATCGACTACGACACTTCCATCGTAATCGTCGGGTGGAACAAAAGACGGTGTTGTTTTCTGATCATCTACAGTTGACTGTAAAGGATCATTTTGTTTTTTACCAAATAAAAAGCCAAATAAATTTAAGTCCATAATTTATATAGGTCATGATCCTGCTGCTGTTGTCATTGGTTCCCAGTAATCGAATGACATATTCACAGTAAATTCAACGAATGTATTTTCAGTATCATAAGATAAATCCACTGGTGAAATTTCTGTAGGGAAACAATTAATTAACTTAATGTGTTTACTGTAATTTCCTGGGAGCTGTCCTGGTTGACCAGATCTTGAGGTTTGAATATCATCATAATATAAATCCCAATTAGTAACTACATTATAGTTAATTTGATGGGTATTTCTTTCATCCATTTTATTGATCCATCGCTCAAACGCAGCTTTGAGGTTGTGTGATGATTTCTTACCCGCTGCTTCATAAACAACAATTGCCCAATCACCATAAACTCTTTCACCAGAGAATTTAACAGGTCTTCCTTGCCACATAACTGGAATTTGACCTATCGCACTTGGTGGGGTTTGAGTGGCTTTGCAATATATTGTTTGTGCTGTATCTAAATCAAGACCAGTACCTATTCCTGAGGGAAAGGTAAAATTAACCATAAAACGGTTTTGTCTTACCCCGAAGAAATTGTTTCTAAAATCCGATAATCCGTTTGCCATATTTACTCCTTATTGATATCAAAGAGTATCACTTAAATCTTTATTAGTTATAGTAATTTTTACAAAATTAACTGAAGGAATTGGTTGAATTAAAATATCGGCAACAAATTCTTTAGCAGCAATTACAGCAGCTGTGTTATTAGATTCATCACAAATTACTTTATAAGCATTAAGTCCTCTTTGTGACTGAATATCTCTTAAAATAGAATCAGCTGCATTGGAGAATCTATTTCTTGTTAAGGCATCATTTTGTTCGAATAGAATACCTCTAGCAAGAGGAGTCAATGCTCTCTTTAAATAGATTACCAATCTAGAAATATTAATTGAATTGAGTGATGATGTTGCTGCTGCAAAAGTCTTATCACCAAAAAGTATTGTTCCTTCACCGACAAATGTTGCAATTGGATTTACTTTATTATCATAAAGATTATCTTGCTGTGTTTCGGTTAAACTCTGAGTCAACGAAACAACATTTAGAATTTGACCTCTTCTTGTACCAGCTGGTGAGAACCATGGGTAAGAAACACGATCTGTTCTTGCTAAACAACCAGCAACATCTGCTGCCAAAGTAGATTTGATTAGATTTGTGCTATTTCCAGATACATTAAGTTGATTTTTTTGACCATATACAAAAGATCCAAATTCAGGAGAACTCAAACCAGTAAGAGCGGCTGGGTTTCCTAAATTAGTAGCATCTAGAGATAAACCATCATCTGCTGATATGAGACTGAAAACACCAAATGCTGGAGCTTCTTTAGCTACTCTATGATTAAAGAATGATTTTGTTTGTTCTCTTGATGCTGTAGTACCTTCAAAGATAACATCTACATCAAGACTAAAGAATCCTGATAAACCAGCACCAGCATTGTTAAACCCAACATAACATGGTGCTCCATATTGTAAGAAATTATAAACAGAATACCATTCGTCTGTCCACCCAGTAGCTCCATTAGTTGCGAGATAGCTGGCTATAAAAGTAACACCACTTGCTCCATTTAATGCATTTTCTGTCTGAGTAAATGTCTGAAGTCTTGAAAACCAATCAGGAATATCATTTACTAGATAATAACCTAAATTTTGTTCTGTTGTAGTACCAAACAAACTAAGACCGTTAACCGAAACCATGGCTCCGATGGTTGGTGATCCTTCTTCGGATGTCGGGACAACCAGTGATTCATCTAATATTGTAACTGATACATTTGGTCGTGCCATAAATTCTCCTTAAAAATATTTTCGTCTAAAATATATATTATTTTAGAGAATTTAATCAAAAAAGCCAATATTGTGTACCAAATTGGTTTCTTCTTGGGTCTTTTTCATCGAACCAGCGGTCTTCTCCATCCCACTCGCTTCTTTCACCGAAGCCGTCCTCTACAAACATTGGAATAATTTCATTCTCAATTTTTTCGATATCCTTTTCAAAAAGTTCAACACGAACATCTTTATTTGTTAACGCCTCAAAGAAATCTTGTCTTGTCGCCCATGCAAACAAAACTAGAGTCATTACAAGATCGTCTGTATGACCTTCATCGGCAGCAAATGATTGACCATCTGCTATAAAAGTTGTTAACTCATCTATCGTGTCTGCATCTTCAACCAACAACTTATCTTGTTCTATTAAATTCTTTAAAACAGCACATCCTAATTTTTTGACAGGGACCGTTGTTCTTACACCAAGTTGTACCCGCTTCGCTCCCATTCCTGTCTCGGTAATGGTTTGACCCTTATGACCTTTGAATGCTGCTTTCACTAAATTTTCATATTCCAGATCGTAGTGTAAAATATCGGCTACTTGACTTCCAATATCATTTACCTCAACAAGAACATGTGCTGTATTGTATTTTTTACCAACAGAGCGAATATATGATGGTAATAAAAGAGGTGAGACTGTATTGCTTTTAAACCGTGCTACGATTCGATATGGCATGTCCGATATATCAAATACGGTAAAGGCACTATTATCACCACCCTGCCCTCTGGCAACATCTACGGTGATAAAATAGTCTCTATCTTTAGTACCTTTTTCTTCTATACCTTTTACTGGTTCTTGATATATTAAAAGACCTTCGGCATTTCTTTGTTTTGGTTTACCATAACTTAATTGATTTAATTTTTGAGCATCAATTAATGTATTGGCAGAGCCAATGAATGAGCAGTTAAATTCCGCATCAAACTGTCTTTCTGAAGTATTCTTGATTTGTTGTTCTTTCCAAGCCTCATCGCGCAATGGACCACCTGGATATTGAGGAACTTCTTGCCAATTTACCTCAAATGGCACATATTCATTTTGCTTAGAAGTAGCACCCTTCCATAATTGATAAAACATATTCAACCCTTTCGGGGTAGAAATGATTATCATTTGAGTACTCTGACCAGCAGTAATGGTTGGATAAACAGATGAAAAGAACTCTTCTGCTACTGTTGTTGGGACGAATGCAAATTCGTCCAAAAAAATTATATTGTAACTTCCACCACGAATAGCAGATGATGAGGTAGCAGATGCAAGAATCTTAGATCCATTTTCTAATTGAATTGATCCTTTATTCCATTCCATAATACCCTGCTGTAGCCACCAAGGTAAATGCTCATATGCTTCACGAATACGAGATAGAATTTCTCTAGCAGTATTTAATTTATTAGCTAGAATAGCCACACTCATATTTTGATTAAATAAAATTTTATGTAAAAGATAGCAGCAACCAACAGTTGTTGTTTTACCAGACTGTCGGGCTAGTTTTCCGATCACGAAGCGATTATTACAAAGTTTTTCTACCAAGCGTTCTTGGTAATCATATAAATCAAATTGAGTGACACCTTTATCAAGAGTTACAACCTTAACATATTTTTTGGCAAAATAGATAGGATCTTTCGCACATTTAATATATTCTTCAACTTGTTCTTGTGTAAATTCAATCTTAACTCCAGCTGGTTTAAGATTTTTATTACCAAGATAGCCTGGACCTCTACTCTGTTTGATCGCCATCTTTATTTTGCGCTCTTTCTTTATTAATTAAATTCTGTAAATCTGTAGTAGATCCAACGTAAATAGAATTATTTGTTATATTTGTAATTTTTTCTTTTTGAATGTTCGCATTTTTCTCATGAATACCAATTAAATCTTTATTAACATCTGATAATGTTTTTATCAATAATGCTGCTACTTCATAGGCTCTTGGGGAATCACTGGCCTCAGCGACTTTCATAATGCCATCCAGAGCATTCATTCCATTATTCAGAAGCTCTTTCATATTACTTCTGGCTAAAGAAAAATCAACATCAAGTTTTTCTGCTTTGATTTTCTTGACTTCAGATTTTATTTCTTTGGCTGGACTTTGGGCCGGATCATAAAAAACATCTAAAGCTTTTGAAATTTTTTCAACTGGTTCTTCATCAGGGGTTTTCATAATATGTTATTCCACTTAGTGTAGACGAATCTCCTGTATATCCAACATCAAATATCTTAATAGATTCGGCTACAGTATTTTGACCATCGTATAGACGTATATTTGCATCTTCGATAAGAACTGTTGATGATTCCTTAATTGGACCATAAAGATATGTTTTAACTGTAAAATCAAAAACGCTATTTACAGTTCTTCTGGTATCAAAATCACCTTCATAGTCCTCAACAATATTTAAGCTATTTAAAACTATTGGTACATCCACCTTTTGGTTTAGTGGATTCATATTTAAAGTTACTGTGAAATCAGGAGCAAAGTAAGGTAATATTTGCTCAACTATTTGTAGATTATCATCTAAATTTCTAGAAAATAAATAAAGACCAAAGTTTATATTATAAGGAACTTCTATATAACTGCTTGTAATGACACCATCAATAGTAGAAATTTTTTGATTTAATCTATTTAATTTTCTTTGAGAGTCATAAAGAAATCCAGTTATCTCAAATCCCATTCTAGGTAAATTCATTCTTGTATGAGTTTCATCAGTCAAACTTGTTTCTGATTTTAATCTTTGAATAAATTTTTCTTTTGGTGAATAGATTAGCGGAACTCTTGATGTTTCAATTACATTATCAGAAGCATCAGTTCTATTGAAATAAATTTGATTAAATAAAGAACCAAAGGCTACAACAGTCTTTCGTATAGATTTATTGTAAAATGGTTCTAGTTTTGTAAACATTAATATTTGCCTTCTGAGAATGGATCAGTTTCTGAAAAATCAAATAGATCATTATCATTTTGATCTACATCAAGTTCTTTATTATCACCACTAGATTCAAGAATCTTAGGATCTTTAGTGACATTTATTGTCGTTGTATTATTTGCTGTGACATAATATTTAACATTTTTAGGTTTATCTAGAATTGTTTCTGTGGATGCCCCTAATTGTAAAGTTCCATTTTCATCTGAAACATAAACATACTTTGTTGCGCCATTTACAAAATCGGCAACAACTGCTGTGTATGTTGCATCAGCATAATTTCCATTCGTAACCCCAGCGACTTGATAAACAACATCACCAACCTTAAATATTGTTGACGGTGATGCAGAATCTCCCAATGTAATTCTTGAAAGATACATTTTTCTCTT